GAATAATTCTGGCCAAGCTGGTATTGGTACAGCGCCATATGCGAATAGTAAATTAACAATTGGTGGAACTGACGCTCAAGGTTATAGCAGTGTTTTGATGTTTGATAATAACAGTGCCAGTGGTGCTGAGTTCTTTATGCTTGCTTCAGATACAGCATGGTCTGCAGGTGCTAATAAATTTATTATGGGTCATGGCGCACCTAGTAGTGCTAATGTTGATATGACTATTGATTCTAGTGGGCAAGTTGGTATTGGTACATATAACCCAGCAACTAAACTTCATGTAATTGGCGCTATATATGCTACTAGCGATGTTACTGCGTATTATTCAGATATACGACTCAAAGATGTTGAAGGTAATATTGAAAGCGCATTAGATAAAGTCAACACACTAGATGGATTTTATTATACTGGAAATGATACAGCAAAATCACTAGGCTATGAAAAATTAGACCGTGAAGTTGGTGTAAGTGCACAGCAAATTGAAGAAGTATTACCAGAAGCAGTAGCTAATATTCCAGGAAACGACGAATATAAGACAGTTAAATATGAACGCCTTGTTCCGCTGTTGATTGAATCAATAAAAGAACTTGACAAAAAATATCAAGACAAAATTGATGGGTTAATGAAAGAAATCCAAGCACTAAAAGACAAAGGTTAAACTAATTAATGGCTATTACATTTCCAAGTAGTCCAAGTACAGGACAAGTATTTACAGCAGGCAACAGGTCTTGGACCTGGGATGGAAGTTCATGGAAAGGCGGCGTAGCCAGTACTGGTGATGCTGGAACACTTGATGGATTAGACAGTACAGATTTTATACGCAGTAATCAAAGTGATGTTGCACTTACTGGTGGACTTTCACTTGGTAGCCGAATGTCTGTTGGATTAACCAGTGCTGAGTCATTACCATATTATTCAAATAAACTTGTACTAGAAGTAAGTTCACAAGATGGTATTACAATAGCTGCAAATGATACAAGTGCTACTAACTATTTGATGTTTGCAGACGGTACTTCTGGCGATGCACGATACCGAGGCTATATTGAATATAATCATAACACTGAAAATTTAGCAATTGCCCAAGCAGCAATACATCGATTAAACTTTAGTAACACTGAAGCAGTATTTAACGAACCTGGAAATAGTTATGATTTTAGAGTTGAATCTGATACTATTACATCTGCATTATATGTAAAAGGCAGTAATGGCAATGTTGGTATTGGCACAAATAATCCTTTAGGAAAACTACATGTAGGATTTACTGGTAGAGCAGGTGTTTTTATTGGTAGTACTAATGGCGCAGGATCTTATCTACTATTAGATGGAGCTGGCAACGGTGATGGCGCAGGCAGTGACTATGCATATATCGAACATGAGTCATCAGGTAAATTAGCCTTTAATGTTGGAAACGGCAGTAATCCAGTTGGTGAAAGAATGACAATAGAACCAGGAGGCAAAGTTGGTATTGGGACGACTAATCCACAACGAAAATTACATATTGTTGAAAATAGCGCACAGTTAAGAATCAATAGGACAGATGGCGGAGATGACACTTGGGAACTTTACAGTTGGGATGATGGTTTAAACGTTTATCCAGTAGATGGACCCTCTACCGTATGGTTTGGTAGAGATGGACAAAATACTGATGTAACTTTATACAATGGTAGATTAGCAGTAAATCACACTGGTGCACCACCCGCAGCTTATGCAATATATGCAAATGGGTCAATTTGGGCTAAAGCAGGTGCTGGTGATTCTGGTGGGTTAAGATTACACACCAACTCAGGTATTAATGTGAGCGCAAATGTTATGAGTTTTCATACTGGGCAAACTAATGGGTTTAGCTTTAATGGAAACAGTAATGGTGCTGACGGCAGTAATCCATTAGCAGTGATTCGAGCTAATGGCAATGTTGGTATTGGTGTAACTAATCCAGCGACACCGCTTCAAATATATCAGTCTACTAATGCTACAGGTGGAGATCAAAAACCGACTCCAGTTTTAACACTTAGCGCACATACTAATAGTGATAATGAAGGACCTGCTATTGAGTTTAACTCAGCTTGGGTTAACAGCAGTTCTTATTTGGCATCAACTATTAATAATGGCTGGGGTGTTGCTAAAATTGCTGGTGTATATGATGATGACCAGGGCAATGGTGGAGCATTAAGTTTTTATACTAACGAGGGACCAAGTGCCACATCAGGAGCTACAAGTTCACAGCTTACTGAAAAAATGCGGATCAAACCAAATGGCAACGTTGGTATTGGGACGACTACTCCAAACGAAAAACTTCAGGTAGAAGGAAGCATAAGGGCATCTGGAAATATAGGAGTAACACAAACTGATGGTGATTATTTAGCAAAACTATATCAAACATCAGCGGATGGTTTCTTAGAATTATATACAGGTGAAGCAACTCCTGTATCAAGGGTTAAACTTTCGTCATATGGTAATTCATATATTGCACCTTCAACTAATAGTAGGTTAGGTGTTGGTACAACCAATCCGGCTGGTAGATTACATGTCTTGGGAACAGGTGGTGCAAGTAGTACTATTCAGCTTGAATCGAGTGGTACTGGTAATACAGTACTTTATATGAAAGGTGCTAATGGTAATGATTTCTGGGGCATGTTTACTGGATCTAGTGGCGGTGGCTTTACTCTTAAAGATGAAACAAATGCTAAAGACGCATTTAATGCCAGACCGCAAGGTAAAATGTCATATCCAAGTCAAACAAGATTCTCAGCGTATAGTAATAATGCTAGCACATCTTATTCTGCAGCTCAGCCGTTTGTAATGAATCTTGTTAGAAATAATATCAATAACAGATACAACACATCCAATGGTATCTTTGTTGCAGATGTTGCTGGGTATTATCAATTTAGGTTCAATGCATATTCATATAATACCGGGCAGTGGTCAGTTTTATATTGGAACGGTAGTTCAATATCTTACTATTATGATACTAATGGAACTACTAGTGGTGGTGATCATACTGTGCTTTGTTCAGTGGTCTCAAATTCTGTTCATCACATGGCATGGACAATGTACTTAGCAAGTGGTACAGGGTGTGCAGTAGGCTGGCGAAGTGGTTATAGTGGCAGTATTTACAGGTCACACGCACAGTTTAGTGGCGAACTAATTAGTGCGGATTAAGGAGATATCAAATGAGTAACGATCCAGAATGGGATTTACAAGAATTAAGAGATGGACGATCAATGTTTTTAAGAGATACTGATTGGATAGTAACTAAATCTATAGAGTCGGGTATTGCTATTCCTACAGAATGGGTAACTTACAGACAAGCATTAAGAGATATTACTGATACATACACATCCTTGGAAGATGTAGTATGGCCAGAAAAACCAGAATAAAATCACATAAATAGTTACATATGTTAAAAACAAAGGTAACTAATAATGGCCATCACATTTCCAAGTAGTCCAAGTACAGGACAAGTATTTACAGTAGGCAATAGGTCTTGGGCCTGGGACGGTAGCGCATGGAAAGGTGGAGTATCATCCACTGGAGATGCAGGCACACTTGATAATCTTGACAGTTTACAATTTTTACGTAGTGATGCTGATGATTCTATTACGGGTCAAATAATATTTCCATCTACCAATGCCAACAAACCAGTGTTTCCACAAGGCTTACTTGCAAGAGCTGACCAATCTGACACAACAGGATTTCATGACATCTGGGGTATATCGGAAAGATATTATCCAAGTAATAGTACTTCAGGTGACGCATGGGGAATACGATGGAGTGGTACACCAAACGAAATTCAATTTATTGGTAGCGGTTCAGAAAAATTTAAAGTAGATTTAGATACTGGTGCCGCCACAGCAACATCATTTATCGGTGACGGGTCTAACTTAACAGGATTACCAGCTGGATATACAGATGCAGATGTTATTAGCCACTTAAACAGTAAAAGCCTTTATTTTAATGGTGGCAAAATTGGTATTGGTACAGCCAGTCCTTTTAGTAAATTACAAGTTAGTGGTCATACATTTAGCGGCGGCAATGGTATGTATACTGATAGTCGAGTGGGTATTAGTAACCATGGTAATTTAACTGGTATGATGCTAGCGTCAACTTATGATAATGGAACTTATCCTGAATACGGTCTTGTTTTTGTTCAAGGACCGTCAACATCAACTTATAATGTGTGGAGTATTTCTCCAGACGGACCAACCAAAGGCGATGGGTTAAACTTTATCTATGGTAGTAATGCTACAAATATTCATACTGCAACACCAAAGGTTACATTTGACGGAAACGGTAATGTTGGTATTGGTACAGTTAGTCCTGAAAGGCCTTTACACGTAAAAGGTGAGATATATGTAAATCATAATGCAGATAATGCAGGAGTGAAAACATCTTTTAGGTCATTACATGTAAGTAATAACACCATTGAAATTCAGCAATTTGGCCAGTCCCATTCTTCTAGTCCAGCAGTAAATCAAATAGCTGTTTCTAATGCTGAACAACATTTACATCTTGTTACTGATAGTACTGCTAATGTAGATGCAGGAACCTCAACTAAAGGTATTTTCCTACGCAGTGGAGGTAATGTTGGTATTGGTACACAGAGTCCTGATAGAAAATTAGATGTAAGAGGTTCGGTAAGATTTAGCGTTAACTCTACTACACATGAAACATTTGTATTCACTACACAAGCAGCAGACGATGCCAAGCTAATAATGAAAAATGCTTCTTCTGCTGATAATATAATATTAAGAGCTAATGGATATTCATATTTTAATGGCGGCAACGTCGGTATTGGTGTAACTAGTCCTAGTGAAAAGCTTCATATAGCTTCAGGTAATATTAGAGTCGATACATCTAGTAGCTCAAGTTTTAAAATTGAAAATGCAGGCACTAATGCTATAGGACTATATGCTGCCAGTGGCGACGAACTTTATATTGGTGGTAATAACTCTTATGCTTTAAGATTCCTTAATAACGGATCAAACAATGTTGTTTTTGATAATGGTAGTAATGTTGGTATTGGTACGCCGAGTCCTACTGCTAAATTACAAGTTGAGGGTGATCAAACCTCAAATCCTGTTGCTAGAATAAAAGGAACTGGAGTTTCTGACAATCCAGTATTGTCTATAGAAACTAATAACAATAGTAGAGATCCTCATCTAAGATTAGTAAGACCTAATGGTACTTCTGGAGCTTCTATGGTTATTCGAGGTGGTTCTGGTACTGATTGGCTTTCTATTCATCACCTAGCTCGTGGTGCAGACGATCAACTAGTGATTAGAAGCAACGGTAATGTCGGTATTGGTACAAACAGTCCTAGTCAAAAGTTCCATGTAATTGGAAACATACTAGCATCGGGTAATGTAACAGCTAACTCTGATATATCTCTTAAAGATAATATTGTTGCTATACCTGATGCATTAGACAAAGTTTTGCAAATACGTGGTGTAACATATAATAGAAATGATATCGACGACAATCCTCGACAAGCTGGTGTTATTGCTCAAGAAGTAGAAAAAGTATTACCAGAAGTAGTAAGTGAAGACGCTAATGGAATTAAATCAGTAGCATATGGCAACATGATTGGTCTTCTTATTGAAGCAATCAAAGAACAACAAGAACGTATTGAAAAATTAGAGGAAAGACTAAATGCCAACAACAATTAGTGGTAACGGCCTTAATTATGCACAATTAGCAAACAATCCAAGTAGTCCAGTAGAAGGCCAGGTATATTATAATACTACACAAAAGGAACTACGGCAGTATGATGGTGAGCAATGGCAACAAGTAGCAGTCGGTGATGGCGGATTTAAGTATAGAACTGTTATTACTGCTAGTTTTGTACAAGGCGGCTATAAAAGTGGAACTCCTTATAATAATGTAAACAGAATGGTACATAGCACAGATGTCTGTACTAATTTAGGAAACCTTTTAGCATATGCATTTAGTTATAGCTGTGGAGCACCTAGTCGTACTAAGTCTTGGACATTTGGTGCTAATGGCGCCCATTCGTCAGCAAACGCAAATTGTGTAGCAATAAATATGTATACAGAAACAGGTCAATCATACAGTAGTGCAAACAACATGAGTACAAGTAGGAATGATGCTGGAGCGGCATTTAAAGAAACAGAATATTGTCATATAACTAGTAATACTACTAGTGACAAGTTTAACTTTACTACTGAAACTAGCGCAGCAAGTTTAACTGGTATCATTGCAAACGGGTCACATGATGGTGTACAAGCATTATGTGATCAAAACAAAGCACACTTATATGGCGATGGCACCGGTCAAACTTTATTATTCGCATCAGATACACTTAGTACAGACCAAGTACAAGGATCATCATTTAGCGGCGTACATACACAACAAAAGCCAATTAATAGTAAAGACCATAAAGGTTATTTTGGTAATGAAGGATCGTATAATGGTGGATATAATTATCGTGTGTTAGACTTAAATACAAATGTATTAAAAAGAACAGTCCCAAAAGTAATGGGCAATATGGGTGAAGAAAATTACGACATGGGACAAGAACATCAGTATTGCATGGGACACTATGATGGTGCACAAAACAATAGAGGACATAAGTTCTTTTATACAACAGATACCGGATATGAACTAGGTGCTGGATCAGTGAGAACTGGTATACCTGGCGGCAGTAGCGGTTCATGTGGATGGAGGGGTTAAATTATGGCAACTACAATAGGAAGCGGCGGAGTAAATTATCCAACAGCAGCAAGTAATCCTGGTAGTCCAGTAGCAGGTCAAGTATATTGGAATACTACACAAAAAGAATTACGTCAATATGACGGTCAGCAGTGGCAACAAGTTGGTATCGGTGACGGCGGATTTAAATACAGAACAGTAATCACAGCCAGTTATGTTATGTGTGGATATAAAGGTGGCACACCTTACAGTAACGCAAATAGAATGGTACACAGTACAGATGTAATGACCAACTTAGGTAATGTGATGGCTTATGCTACAAGTTATAGTGGCGGAGCACCTAGTAGAACAAAAAGTTGGGTATTTGGTGCCAATGGCGCACATTCGTCAGCAAACGCAAATTGCATTTCATTAAACCATGCTACTGATACAGGTAATTCATATAACAGTGCTAACAATATGAACACTAATAGAAACGATGCCGGATATGCATTCAAAGAAACAGAATATTGTCATATAACTAGTAACACTACTAGTACAAAATTTAATTTTACTACTGAAACAGGTGCCGCTGGGCTAACAGGATTAATTGCCAATGGCACAGTTGATGGTGTACAGGCATTATGTGATCAAAACAAAGCACACTTGTACGGCAATGGCACAGGACAACAATTAGTATTTGCTACTGATACAGTTGGATCAGACAAACTAGAATCTTCAGCATGGGTTGGTGCCAATAACCAACAAAAGCCAATTAATAGTAAAGATCGCAAAGGGTACATTGGAAATGAAGGAACATATAATGGTGGATATAACTATCGTGTATATGATTTAAATACAAATACATTGGCTCGCACAGTAACAAGACCACTTCAAAACAGTGGTGAAGAAAACTACGACATGGGACAAGAACACCAGTACTGTATGGGAATGTACGATGGTGCACAAAATAATAGAGGACACAAGTTCTTTTATACAACAGATACCGGATATGAACTAGGTGCTGGATCAGTGAGAACTGGTATACCTGGCGGATCTAGTGGCATTTGCGGTTGGAAAGGATAAAATACATAATGAATGAAATCGTATTGACAGAAAAACAGAATGAAATGATTCGTAAATCTCAATTAAACGATTGGAGTATACCTGAATTTAAACTTAAAAACTTTGTAGCTAGAAGTCACATTCATCCTATGCATCAACTACGACAGTTAATGCTAGAATTGAATACAAAAACCGAAATGATTGAAAACTGGGAGTTTGATACAGAACAATTTGAACTTGAGATCCAATTGGAACATGAAAAAGCAGAACTTACTCCTTATGAAGCACAAAAGAAATTACACTTACTAGAAATTAAACGCATCACTACAAAGTTAGCAGTTGTACAAGAAAAGTTACGTACTATTCTTATTGAACGTACAAAAGTTTTAAATCTAATAGATGAGATTGATAATAGCCCATTAGGATGCACAAAAGACGGACGTAGGTATTTGGATATTATGAATGATCCAGAACAAAATGAAGAGATTGAACAAGACTATTGGGAATATAGACTTGCAAAACAAGCCGCAATGGATATGATCGCTTATGGGCGTATAGGTGTAGGTAATATGGAAGCAATTATGCAACTAGATGCTGATTCACAAAACAAAACAATTGCCATGGCATATGAAGTTTTAATTCAAAACGAATCACGTATGAATAAAATTAGTGATGCTGTAGTAGAAAAATTAAACAATGGAGAGACAGTTAGTGACATTCACTTACTGGCAAATATTAGCCAGTCTGAATTTATCAATGACATTTCATTACAATTAACTAATCAGGAGAAAAAAGTTGTACCTCTTATTCAAAAGCGTTGACGAACGCAAATTAGGACCAGTCCAAAAAATAGGATATTGGATGGATTTTATGGTTGGATTTATCCCAGACTCACATGTTGATATTATTCCTTATGAGCATCTAGCACCTATACGTACACTGGAAAATGAAGGTGTTGCAAATGCATGGATGTTTATGGATGGATACCGTGGTTTTATTAGTGTACGTGCAAGAACTGATCAAAACGATATGTTACAAGTTTTATCAAGCGAAGAAGAACTTGGTGTAAAAACATCGTATACCTTAACTGATGAAGACATTAATAATACTGTTATTTTTATGAAACATATTATGCGATTAAGACTAGACGAGGTTTATGATAAACGCCGTGTACAACAAACAATGCAAGTAAGCACATTAGAACATGATAGTTGGGCAGAACAATTGACTGAAGCTAAAGCGTATCAAGCTGATAATACAGTCAGTGTTCCTATGATTCAATCACTTGCAACCTCACGTGGTATTACACTCGATGAAATGGTAACAAAAGTTATTAATGCAAATACAGCATACAATACAAAAATTCAAGAACTATTAAGTGCAAAACAGTTAGTAGAAACTGAAATAAAAGCATGTACAACAATTAGTCAATGTTGCTTATTACTACACAACAGATTTGATGTACATATAAGTCTTGCCCAAGCTGAGTCTGAAAATATTACTTCTGATCCAGCATTTAATCTTTGACACGTAACTAATTACGTGTTATAGTATAAACTATGTTTAGTGTACCAATTAATCAGAAGCTTTCTGAACAGCAATTTTACGAGTTTGTGTCGTTCTGTCGTGAGTATAAGGATTATATCTATGATCTTTATTTTACTTGTCGTATGCCCCCATTTACTCAGGATGCAATGGGAGATATTATTGAATCACAAGAAGATGCAGTTCAAGTTATTGAAACAGCATTACATATTCAAAATACTACAGGCATCAAAGTAAGCGCAACTTTTAATAATATACAAGTTCAACCAAGTCAACAAAACTTAGACTTGTTTTTAAATAACTTTGAACAATTGTATGCGGCAGGAGTGCGTAGTGCTACAATACCACATACACATTGGGTTGCTACAAAGCAAATACAAACAAGATTCCCTGAATTACAAATTAAAAATACAATCTTAAGAAATGTTACTCGTGCAAATGAGATTGCTGAGTTAGCAAAAGCAGGATTTCAGTATGTTAATCTTGACAGAGATCTAATGCGTGATAGTGATGCATTAAAAAAGTGCCGTCGGGCGGCTGATAAATTTGGTATAAAGTTAAGTTTACTTGGAAACGAAGGGTGTTTAGGTAATTGTGTAATGATGGATGAACACTTTCAGTTTAATAATATGCGCAAAGAAGGCCCAGCATACTTTTTAGATAGTATTAGTAGAGTAAGTTGTCCTAAATGGGATGTACAAGATCCTAGTGTGCCGCTTAAAACAGCAAACATTCCTCCGTGGCGTGAAGATTGGGTAGAACTATTAGAATATGTTGATGTATTTAAAATGCATGGTCGTGAAAGCATTACACAAATATATCATACTATGGATATTATCAAACGCTATGCTAACAACGAAGAGTTTTTGTTTAATGAATTTGAAGAATATTTAACTGAAACAAATTTACAAGAGAGACCAATTGATGCTTGGCGTAAAATTATTAAGAACTGTAAGTTTGATTGTTGGGATTGTAATTTTTGTGATAAAGTATATGAAGCACGTAGTGGTAAAAAACTTCCACAGATTGTACATGATGTAGTTAATGAATTAGTAGACAGTGTTGAGTATGTAAACAACTTGGAAATACCAGGACTAACTAGTAAAAGAGTTCAGAACTTATTAATGGGTTTGGGCGACAAAGTCAATACATATTTAGAAGTTGGTAGTGCTATGGGTGCAACAGCCGCCGCAGTTGGTGTAAATGATATTGACATACATTGCGTAGATAACTGGAGTGGCCAAATACAACCTCAACGCAATAATTTTACATTGCCTAATAATACACTAGATGAATTTAAAAATAACACAGGGCATGTTAAACAACTAACTATACATAACACAGACATGCTTACTGTAGACTTGGCCACACTACCCAAGATTGACATGTTCTTTTATGATGGACCACATGATTTTGAGAATACAAAAAAGGCAGTAGAGTATTATAGTAGTGTGTTTAGTGATACAGCATTATTAATATTTGATGATGCCAACTGGACAGAAGTTGTTAAAGGTGCTGAAGCAGGAGTAGAAAGTTCTGGTCTTGATATCGTTTATAACAGACTGTTGCTGAATGAAGTAGAAAATCCTAACATGTGGTGGAATGGGTTATATATTATGGTAGTAAAAAAATGAGACTTTGGAAAGCATATAGTGGACATGTACTAATAGAATCTGGTATTGGATCTCAAACCCAACGACATGACCTATTACGTCAAGCATATGATTATAAAGACAATCACCCCAGTAATTTGAATACTAATGATGGTTGTTGGCGTGCTGATATTAAATTTGAACGCAGTGAATGGTTACAACAAGCCTTAATAAAACAACTTGAAGAAACAGTAGGTTATTATTTAGAAGAAGATCGTGCATTTGCTCATATGTTTAACGGCGGTGATCCTTATATTGAATCTTGGACTAACATAAACGATCCTGGTAGTTTAAATTTATTACACACACATAAGTCATTTAACTTTAGTGCTATATACTATGTACAAGCAAATCATACTGGAGACTTGGTATTCTTAAATCCAGCTAACATGGATCTAAGTGCCAGTTATTTAGGACCTGGTACAAGTAGGATGCATTATAAGCCAAATGATGGAGATTTAGTTATGTGGCCAAGTTGGATTCCACATGAAGTAGAAAGAAATGAAAGTAATATATCACGAGTATGTATTGCTTTTAATATTAGGTTCCAATGAAAAAAATAGAATTCTTTAGTACAGTAGATGGATTGACAGACACATACCCTGTTATAAACAGTAAGTCAGTAATGCCTGCGTGGATTAAAACAGCCCAACATGAATACAAACAAATGGCACATCACGATTTTCATATTGCACGTTGTCCTGGTATTGTTGATGTACTAACAACAGGATATGTTGTTTGTGCTTGGCATGACATTGCGGTGCGCAGTGGTCCTAGTAGTCTAGAAACATATGTACCAGATATTGCACTAGAAGAACTATTAGAAAAACCAGCAATACAAGTACAACAAGGCGATAGTATTGCTAAACATATACCAAAAAGACCCTGGAGTCACAAAAGCATACTCAAGATTAATACACCTTGGCACATTATTTCAGACTGTAAATTTATGATGTTACCAATGCCGTATACAGAACAATTTGAATTTGAAAGTTGTATTGGTATACTTGAGCCTAGTATAAGTAGTGAGATAAACATACAAGGCTATGTAAACGGCCATGGAGAGTTTACAATTCGTGCGGGAACACCGCTGTGTCAACTTGTGCCCATAAGTGAAAAAACATCTGAACTAGTTGTAAGAGATGCAACTGACCACGACCGTAAATGGATAACACGTAGGAAATACTATAACAGTATTGGTTTTAGTTTAAACAAAAATATAGTATCCGCCGCCTATAATAAATTTTTTAAGAGGAAATAATGGAATACTTAGACTTAATAACAAAAGGACAAATATATTTGTTCTTAATTGTATTTGTAATGATGATTGCAGGTATGGTAAAGGAACATAAATTGTTTGACGATATATTTTGTTTCTTTGAGCAAAATTTAAAAAGCAAAAAAGCAGTTGTGGCTGTTGTAAGTGCTATCACAGGACTGTTGCCAATCAAAGGGCGTGTTACAGTAAGTGCTGGTATGCTAGAAGCACTAGCACCAGATAAAGGATGCTGTGGTAGAGAAAAGTTTGGTCCTATTGATTATGTTAGTACACACCACTATTATTTTTGGAGCCCGCTGGAAAAGACAGTTATACTTCCCATGGCGGCTTTTGGATTAACATACACACAGTTTATGGGTATTATCTGGCCACTGTTGGCAGTTAGTGTTGCATTTATTTTAAGTTACCTTATTTGGGGTGTAAAGGAAAGTGATGTACAATTAAACGACTGCACAAGAGAAATTAAAATAAGTCGTATTACACGTTACGTATTGCCGTATGTAGCAGGAGTTGGTGCTATTATTGCTGGTGTAAACTTCTTGTGG